TCCTTTATTCTTGAGCCACTTATAAAATTTACGGAGTTGCATTATTGCAACATGGCGGGGGAAATGTTCAAAAACAGCCATCAGCAGAATTTCATCTATTGAATTGTCTGGATAATCCAAGTCTTCAATTTGAGAGTGTATATCAACTTTCGCATTGTCCATGACATCTATATTCACCCAACCATCCAAATAATTCATTCCACAACCAAGATGAAGTTTCATCAGCTTTCCCCTATTGATATGAGCCAGCTTCCAAATGGTTTGCCTTCTTTCTTTTTCCGCTCATTGATTGCGATCTGAACCGGAATAAGTGCATGATTCACTCTCTTAAGATACATTGCTTCAGAGACCAAGCCAATAGTTTCCTCATGAATTGGTTCAATGCCTGACTTGCGGAAGTGTTCATGCAAACTCCAGAAATCATTCTCAACTCCATATTCCCATGTTTCCTTTGCTATTGACATTTCTTTCGCAAACATATATGCATGAGACCCTGAATATGGGACTCCAACAATAACATATTTCCCAATCTCAGCCATCTTTTTAAACATAGCAATTATTTCATGCTGATTAAAATGCTCAACAGTTCCCATGCTGAAAACAATATCATAATTGTTGGATTTCTTGCACTCAAATAAATTATATTTCTGAAAATTACAGTTCTCAACTTCCATGTCACTAGCAATCCTTTTCGCAAGGTCAATACTTCCCTGTTCAATGTCAATCCCTGTGCAATTAGCACCATGTTTTCCCAGTTCTATGCTGTATTGACCTGTTCCTGTTCCAACTTCCAAAACAGACTTTCCTTTCAGATCAATATGTTTCATTAACAGTTCAACAAACTCCACTCTCTGAGTGCTTCCAGCAGGCTCATCCATGATTCTTTCTGTTGATAGATTCTTATAATTATCCCAGATCGAGTTCCATACTTTTGTCATAATTATTCCTTTGCAAAGTCATTATAATTATATTCTTTGCCTATTTCACCAGAATACATTGTAAATGTTGTTCCACATATATCACAAGTTATTTGAGGAGGTGGATGTTCAATATTTTTGCATTTATGGCAAACATAAATAATATAATCTCCAGCGAATACACCATTTTTCATAGGTTTTATTTTTTCAGTCATGACACGATCCTTTTCGCATAGTCTTTCCTGAGTTCTACATCCCTAACCCAACCTCTTTCGAATCTTCTTCTCTCTTTCCTTGCATATCCAGCCTGAGATACATATGCATCGATTGCCAACAGGACTTCAGATGCAATGTTCATCTTGAACTCAGTCCATCTCAGTCTCCAGCTTATTGAGAAGAAATACAGAACAAGAACCACTCCCAGTGCAGTCAGTTGATAGGTCATCATTCTGTATCTCCGGCAATAACATTTCCAAGTGTTGTTTCAATGATATTAGCAAAAGCCTTGACCTGAACATCCTGAGTCCAACCTTTGTTGATGATATACTGTCTGTTGAACTCTTTCTCTGTCAGCCCACCAGCAATAAATCTGTCAACAGCTTCCTTAATAGTATTGAATCTCATGACGCCATCATACTGCTTGTCAGCACCATAGAAATTGTGAATCACTGGCTCAATTCCCCTTGCCATTGCTTCAATAGCCGAAACATTATGACCTTCATGGACTGATGTGAGCAAGAAAAAATCCTTGTCGGCATAGAACTTGTTCATGTCCTTGACATTGCCATGCATCACAACTTTTCCCACAAGATCGAGCTCTCTAATCATATGGTTGATATATATCTCATATCTGGCTTCCTGATATGCTCCGGCAACATGCAGTTTGAATTCATCGTCTTTGTCAATCAATGCTCTGAATATCTGGAATAGCATTGCAGGATTTTTCTTGTGAGATATTGCCCCAACAGAGCAGATTTTCTTTCCAGAGGTCTCTTTGTTCAGCACAATATCAGAGATATCAATGCCATTAGGAACAACTGTATTTGTGATTCTGTTATTGATATTCATCTCATTATGGAATGTATTGATTATTTCCTTAATATGATCTGCAACATAAATAACATGATTGACATAATCCCATTTTATTTCTCTGGGATATCCTGCAAGAGCTTCATAGGAATGGAGTCTGACAATAACTTTCTTGTCATGTTTGTTCTTTGTTGTTTCAAGATACTTGGTTATCATCATAGCTGACTCATTTGCCCATTCACACCATATCACATCTGCAAAACCAACTGCTCTGATAACATCATCATTGCTTCTGATAATATATACCTTGATTTCATAATACTTCTGAAGTGGTTCGATCCATTGAAGGAAATTATCCATTCCTTCAAGGCATGTGACTGCAATTCGTGTCTTTCTCATGGTTTCTCCTTTTGTTAGTCAACGATATTAAAGGTATTTATTATGTTTTTCATGGTATTTATGATTGAAGCAAGAATATGTGTGTTTTGGCTGATATATCTATTCGCATATTTAAAAATTGCTTCAATGTCTTTTTCTTCTCTGTCAGACTCCACATATATTTCAATGCAGTATGGTTTAAATTCAGCTTTCATCCTTTTATTAATTTCCACTGTTTGGTTCTCCTTTTATTTAGAAGTTATATTATATTATTAAGGAGGGCACTCCAACCCTCATTTAACTGAAAGGAGGTGTTGCCGCTTGAGAATAATATTGAAAGCAACGTTGCACCTTTCCCAACCTGATGCCTCTTTCCTTTTAGTTAGATTTTCTACCCTCCTTAATGAAAACGATAAATTTCCCCTTTTGCCTGTATTTCTATTTTTTCAATACGATATTTAATTTTTAAACGATCCAACACTGACGTATATTTTAACATTTCATAATACATATAAATATATGGAAGTCCGGGGAGTCCACATCGATTTTCATGTCCATTATCCTGAACTTTATAAATATAATAACGAGGCATTTTATACCATCCATAATAGTTCATTAGTTTTTCAATATAATATACAATCATTGTGGTTCTCCTTATTTAATGTTAATTTACTGAGATATTCTGGTCCTACACTTTGCTTGTATGCTTTAATTACTCTTGTTGTTATACAAAATGTTGGGCATCTATATGTCATTATTATGTCATGAACTATTTCTGGATTGCTGTCTCTTGCTATTTGGTCAACACTATCAATCACTTATTTTTTCTTCCTCAGTTTAAAATCTTTTGTGAAGTTCTTCTCAAGGAAATATGGTTTGTTCTTCATCTTATTGAATGCTGGAGTATGCTTTTTTATATATGCTGTTGCCGGTTTCGGAATCGATCTAATATATTGTCTCTTATCCAACTCACCTGTTCTTAGATATCTTGCAACCTCTTTTCTGGAATACATCAGAGTGGTTGTGAAGCAAATACATAGTGCATGAAACCCTTCAAATATATAACCTCTCGGATATGCTCCGACCATAGAATTGCAGATATCCGGTCTCGGATGACTTGCTGACAGTTTAACTAATATCCCTTTCACAAATGGAAGTTTCTGTCTTCTCAGGAAATCACTGTTATGGAATGCCATGTTAGTTTCTGTTGCCGCCAGTCTACGAGCATTCTTTGCTGATGACCTATATATTCCCCTACCGGGATGATAAGCCTTCGCAGATTGGCTTAAAACCAGCTTCCCATCCTTATCTCTGACCCTTCTGAACAGTTTTTCAGGATCATTAAGCAATTGCCTGACATCCTGAGAGATTTTCTGCGCTGACCTGCCTCTTGTGATGCCTGATGCAAGATATGTCTCAAGCAGTTCCTGATTCTGAGTGTTTGTGTAATTCCAAACTCTTTGACTGAGATTCAGACCGTTTTGTTTCCTTTTGATGAATTGATCAAGTGCAACAAGATTCAGTCCCTGCATCTCTGCAAGGATAGCTGGCTTTGCATTTGTGGTATATCTTGAGACCTGACCAATAATATCATCATTCTTGTCATTCCCAAGTGTCCATTGAGACCTCACACCATTGTCAATAGATGTCAGAGCATTCTCAGAGTATTCAGCCAGCACAGCTTTGACTTTAAGTTCAAGATTCCGATTGAATTTATAAAAGTTTCGCTGAGTGAAGTCACTTGGATATTTAATCTTTGCCTGATTGACAAGTTTTGCCAATTCAGTCTCAAGATTCTTAAATATCTTTATCATCTCTCTGTTCTTAGAGATAATCTGTGCTTCATTCAGCCTTTTATATTCATAATCAAGAAGCATTAGGTTATTCCTTATTAACAGAAAGAGCCATGACTTTGTTTCCATTTTCTGTGGTAATATCAATATTAGTCGTCTTCTTAATTGTAACTGTCATACTCTTTGATGTTTTATTATTCCTGAACTCAATTTCCCGGAGTTTACCATTCTCTTTTACTCCGACACACCAATCAAACTCATACAGACAGAATTCATCTTCTGTTTCGCTTTTCTTCTCAGTTATCGATACTATCATGTCATTTTCCTTCCAATGAAGTAACAGGCAACTATTATAATTATACATATAAGTAATATTATGGTTTGATTTCCTCTTGTTTGAATATGCTTGGATTATGCTGATTCGGAATCATGCAGAAGTCATGAGATTGAGTCTCAGGACGATATGTTACTTGTACTGGTGTGTAATTTGCTTTGGATGTTGTGGTAACCTCGCTTATTGGTGGATTTGCCCAACATTCCCCCCACCATTTCTGACTATATGGTTGCTCTTCTGACGAACTCTTCCAATATGGACAATCCTTGCATGTTATCATTTTACATTCCAGTTCATTTGCATGACAGAGACAGGATTCACTCCCCAAGTCCCTTCAAGTGATGGATTATATGCACCAGTTTCACATAGCATATTAATATTCATGAGGCAGGGAGCAACTGTTCCATCACCTTGTTTGATTTTCGCCTTGACGGGGAACTGCATCATTGCTTCACCAATCCTGACAGGTTCTCCAATCTCCCATGACATTGGTTTCAGGAAACCGAGATGTGAATTGATCCAGCCATCAGCATTGAATAATGGATGACCGTCTAAAAGCCATGATTTATTTGTGAGTGATGCCATGAGATTGTGATCTGATTTCTTCCATGCATTAAAGAATTCACCCAGCTTTGCTTTGGCATTGTTGATGTGGAGTTGATCGGAATTAGATGCATCAACTTTCTTTGTTGCATCTGCAAGGTTGTCAATTGCTTCTTTGCCTTTGTCTTTGGAATTATCCGGGAAGGTGAGTTTGTTAGTCTTAATCTTGCCAGTCAGCTTCTTCACCTGTGCTGATGTCAGTGTTGTTCTTCTTCCTGCTGGAGTTTTTGGTTTTCCCATCATGGTCTCCTTTCAGTGTTGTGTATGTATTATATATTATGATTCATATCAAGTCAAGTCTTTTTTTAAGTGCCTTGCTAATATGGCGAAATGGACAGCTTCGGCGGACTATCCATATGAGGTCGCCTGAAAGGAACAAGGCACTCAGGTATTATTTATATGTTGCCAAAAACTATGTTTATATTTCCATGAGACAGAACCATCCCTGTGATATTGAACCGTAACATTATCTTTCTTTAATATGTCTCTAAGTTCATCAGATTTCTCATATTTTTTCTCAGCCCTGAACTTTATTATCATTCTGACTGCTCGATTGACAATTTCTTGGTTATTCAGCATCAAAACTTCCGGCTTCAAATCCTTCAGTAGTTTCTTTGCTCTGTTTGTCTTTTTCCATCTCCAGCTTTTCCTCTGCAATATCAGTCACATATGGATTATTTTTGAGAGCAGTATCTTCTGACATGATAGGTTCTCCTGCCAATGCTTCAGACAGTGTTGTGATGGTTTCAGCGATATCCTGTGGAGTCGGGTCTTGGAATTGTGGAGTAGCAACCACAGCCTGAAGACTTTCTTCACTTGCAACTGATGTGAATTGAAGCATCTTTTTCACCAGATTTAATCTTCTTGTGAATCCTTCTCCAAACACTTCTTGATGATTGAATGATTTCAGTCTTGCATCGAAAAACAGCATTTTGAGTAGAATACCACTTATGGATGTCAGTCCTTTCACTGAATTGAAACTGATATCAGGTGTGTGTGTATTTGAGAATATCAAGTCTTTGAGATTATCGAGTTCCAACTTCAGTGATACCGGCTCATGATCCCATGTCAGATATGATGCATCACCATATTCAAGTTTCTTCTGATCCGGAGAAGGAACACCAGCAAATTGCAACATCTTCCCTGTCTGGGTTTTATCAGGCGGCTCAATCAATTTCCCCATTATTTTAATCATAGGAGCGGCATAATAGTCATTTTCATCTGCATGATTTGATATCAGGTCTTCATATCTCTCAATCAGTGACTGAACATCCTTCCATTCTGCCTGTTCCTGCTCATAATATATAACTGGAATCTTGCCATACTGATTCGGCTTTGTTTCCAACAGTTTGAATGCATCTCCTTCTTTGAAATAGAACACAAAATTCTCAGCAGTATAAACATCCACTCTTGAAACTGTTGCAATAGCGTTCTTCTCTGTATCAAACTGTTCCATGTCATATGTAACTGTGAAAGCATCCATGTTTCCATATTGGTCAAAGTGTGGATAGATATGATATCCCAGCTTATTAGACAGGAGCATAACTCCAATCTGCGAGCCGATATATTCAGGGTCAGTGTCAGGGACAGGACTCTCTTCATCGAAAGTCTCATTCTTAGCATACCACAATTCAGCAGTTCTGGTTTCAATCATGGTTGTTCTTGTAAGTTTCCTATCAAAATACTGAATCTTATTAGCATCAAATACTCCTTCAATCTGTTTGAATGCTTCTTCAGTGTTTTCTTCCGAATCAAGAACATACTTGACTGGTTTCCCGACAAGAAATGCAACAGCAAGACTTGTGATAACCTTCTGGAATGTAGCAACTAATCTGGCAACAGGAACATCCTTTACTTTGTCATCCTTTCCCACCTTTTTGTCAGGTCTCAAGAGAATCTTATGATCTCCATCATATTGCTTCTGATTAGTCTCAGCATCCTTGAGATATTCATCATCTTTTGTGAGTTCCTTGATGATTGCCGCAACATCAGTCAATGCAAGAATCTGATCGATTATTTTTTCCTGTTTCTCAGCCATGATTTACTCCTTTGTTTACACGAATATTCCATAATCTGCTGGATTAATATGTTCGTTTTCTATCTCTAATATCTGCTCACTCCAGGCATACCTCAATGCATCGATCCAATGGTTAAACTTGTCAATCGGGATATTCAATACATCTCCATCTTTATTTTTTGTCCATTGATATAATTGAAACTCATTTATTACATCCTGAAGTTCATAATGAATAATAATCTTGTATTGTTTCAGCCAGTTAATACCATAATTTACTGAACCAGCCCCTTTTATTGATGGATAGATATTAATGCCATAATTAAGTCTTAAATCTTCTATATCTTTTGAGGAAGCACAATCTCCAATAATCTTTTCCTCACTACTCATTCCTTTAGCAGTCAATGGCAATGTTTCTCTGATGTTCTCTGCAATGACAGTGTTTACCATACCAAGTCCACCAAATGCATGAGTAATATATATTATATTGTCACGTTTTGCAGACCTTATCCCAGCAGTAGGGTCATTTGAAAATCCAAAGTCAAGTCCATTCTTATAATTATCGAATTGACCAAGTATATCACTTAAATCCTCTTTAATCCAGTTTGTAAATACAAGTTCACCAAGCACACCCCAGTTACCAAGCACATAAACTTCGTATGAATATCTATCTTCTTCATTCTCTTTTAATGCTTCAAGTCTATTTACGTCCTGTTGTGTTAAATAATTATTATCTTTATATGTCGTTTTTAATATTAATTTCTTATCATCTTTGTAAAGTTTATCATCATCATCAAAACACCCTTTGAAAAATTCTTTGTATATCCAACTTGTTTTAAACATGGGATTAAAGCTAAATATTTCTCTTTTTATTTTCCCTTTTCCGTCATCACCTCTCGTTCGTCTTCCAAGCTCGATATAATCTTCACGCTTGCACTCAGTTGCTTCTTCATACCATAAATCAGTCACATTTCCAACATCAGCAGTGATTGATTTTATTTTCTGGACATCATCAAGCCCCTTAAACATTGCCTGATAGCCATTTAGTTTGCATGTGATCTTAAAATCTGTTTCATTTATCTTAAAATGTTTTATTAATCCCCATTTTATAATACATTTTTTTACTTCTTTAAATACCGAGTCTCGAATTGATACTCCAACATTACGTAATACAAGATAGTTTCTTCCCCCTTGTATTAAATCCCATACAAGTCTTTGAGCAAGAAAATATGACTTACCTGAACTTGATCCACCAAAAAATATCTGTATTGGTGTTTCATTAAATAAAAATTCATCATATACTGGATTGATTTCTCCTTTTCTATTGAATTCAAATCTATATGTTGTCATTCTTCTTTTTTCTCATCAGGATAACCTATCTTAATAATAACTTCTTGTGGAGTGTATTCTTCATAAAGTTTTTTCATCTTACCAAGTTCAGCTAATGCTTTTGATTTTCCTTCAACTTTTATTTCATCAATAGTGTCATATTCTTCACCATCTTTTTTCCTGATCGTTTTTGTTGAACTGATCGCATAGGCAATATCTCTCGGTAATTCCGATATTGGAATTAGGTTTGAGTTTTCATCATACAAATCTTTCATGTTAAAATCTGATATTGTTTTGTTTTTATTCATCACATCAAAAACATCTTGCATAAATAGTTCTTCAAATTTAGCTCTGCGTTTTTCTATGTATTTTATTATTTCAGGTTTACTCAGGTTTTCTTGACCAATAGAATAAGCAGTTTTTTTTGAATACCCGGCACGTTTTGCGGCATCGGTTGCATTACCCATTGAAGAGGTTAAATAGAGATCACAGAATCGTTTCATTTTCGGAGTCATGTTTTTTTTCTTCTTTGCCATTTGCTCCTCTAATTATTTATGGAGTCCCAGTGTCAGCATCTGAGACTCCAGAAGAACTGAATGAAGAAAATATGAAACAAGGAGATTTGCTCCATACATAAAATAATAACATAATATTCTGTAAAATACAAGTATTTTTAGTGTAACAAGTTTAATACTATGTTTATTATAAAGTTATAGTCATTCTGTTACAAGATGTTACAGAATGTTACACTTTTTTTCTTCTATAAGTATGTTAATATAATAAAAGTTACAAGAATTATTTTTAAATGTGTAACAATGTAACAGAAAAAACAACACATATATATACATGAGGAATGATAGAAATAAATATACAGAGTTACTCACATAGGAGTGTATAAATACACAGATTCTGTTACATATATATATATTATTCTTAGTAAATATATATATATAATAGAGATAAGTACCTATTTTATTTGTAACATTCTGTAACATTCTGTAACAGACCTCTGTAAGTTATTGTTTTTATTAAACTGATTTGTAACAAGTTGTAACATTTAGAGCAGTATATCGGTGATTTTGGCTATTTTTGCCTTGTTTTTTTTATTTTCATTGAGTAGTTTTGTAACAATATTTTTTATATTTTCATCAATATTATTACTTTTTATTACATGAAAAATGCATTTTGGTTCTAAGAATGTTACAGAAATGACCCGATCAAGTGGTGTCTTTTGCTTACAAATAAAGTTATCTCTAAACCCTTTTGGTCGTGAATAGTACTCACATTCCTGACAAACCTCGAAGAAATTCTGCTGTTTTAAAGTATCAAGATATTTAATATCCTGCATAATAAGACAGTGCCCAGAATCCTCAATTACCGGCTCGAAACATTCACAAGACAATGTGAGTATCTGATTCCCAATGAAATTATAATCCTTTTTCCTACAAAAATTTATAGCCTCACCATGAACTCTGAATCGACAATTCTTACAGATTCTTTTCATTTTCTTGACTCCTTCCCAAAGAACTCCAGCATACTGTCAGATTCTGTGAATTTACCCAATATACGGCTTTTAAGGACATTATACTGTGTTTGCATATCAACAGCCAACTGCATGAGTTTCATTGCCCTGACAGGAAGCAGAGTGTCTCCTGCGAAGTGTTTGAAGCATATCGGTTCTGTGATCGGGCTGCCATTAAACTCCTGCTTAAATAATGGATTCCCACAACAGGCAGCACAAAACCACTGACATTGCTCACAAATTGCATAGTAATCAATGCCTGATGGACTACATTTCTTTTTCATTTTTCTCCCATTCTTCCAACAGTTTATTAACTTCATCCATCTGTTCTTTAGCTTCTTTGGCTGACGTTAGAGCCTTGTTTATTACTTTAATAAATCTCCCATATATTTCAGTGAGAGTTGGATTAGGATTTTTTACCATTAGTCTTCCCAGCATTCTTGACTTTTTCTTCCAGAACAGCGACTTTTTTCTGCAGTTCAGCTATTTTAGATGCATCTGTTTTTTCAATAACTGTTATATGCTCATGCTTTCTTTCGAGTTGAATACCATCATTTTCATCCATTTGTTTCTCCAATCTTTTTTTAAATTATTTGCGCTCTAATTCTTTAATTCTTACTCTTACATCAGCCAACAGTTCAATGAGTTTTCTTATCGCAATTTGTTCAGCAGTAAATTTTGTAAGTTTAACTATCTTTGGTTGTGAATCTTGAAGTCTTCGAGCATCATCTATTGCCAACCCAATAAACTGCTGTTCTATTTTTTTCATTTCCATAAGTTCATGATAATCTGACATCTCCCTATTTTCTCCAATCTTTTTTTAAAGCTGGAACTCAGCCCACCCATGAACCAAATCCCAGCACAATACTAAGTAAAAATTTCACGAACACAACATGGGATTTTTAGTCCCATTCATGAGTTATCACCCCCTTACAGTTAGTGGTCTATATTTCTCTGCACATTCATTGCAAACGATTTTATGAATTGGTGTATGTGGATTATATTTATTAGATTGTAAATACTTATGTCGGATAAGTGTTCGTTCTTCAAGCTCCATTTCTTTGTGGCAATCATCACATAATTTCATTGGACTGCTCCTTATAAAAAACTCTGCCTTCATATAGCAAAGAATCAGATACTACTGTGAATTTCTTCCCTGTTTTGTAAAAATCATCACCTTGTTTCAGATATCCCACTTGCTCTTCTTCATCATATGTATATCTGTAAAGAGGAATATGACCCAGAAAATCGGAATCTTTATATAACAGATATCCAACCATTGCTGTCCCATCAGCAAAGAAGATCAAACCTACTTTCTTATCACCTGTAACATTTGGATCAATCCATGTCCCAGTGATAGATGGAATTATTAATTCACATGGCTCACCTTGAATTCCCTTTAAGCCTTCCGGTCCAATCGGTCCTTCACAAGCAAATATAAACAAAACAGATAAACAAAGCATAAACATTTTCATTTGATTCTCCTTTTTAAGTGTGGATGATTTATACACCTGAATGACAATGTTTTTGATTTTACTATATTACAATTGTGAAATGTGCATTCATAAAAATTCATAAGTTCTCTGGAATATGGACAATTTCCACATGTTGCTGTGTATATTTTAATGACTGTAATCATTTAATCCCAGCTTCGAGTTCATTTGTGGTCATGTTTTTGCAATAGGCAATTTCAACCTCTCGGCGATGTGTTCTTTGTTGTGATGCTTCAAACATCTTGTTAAACTTCTCATCACGCTTTTTCTCCCTTTCTTTTATAGCTACTGGGTCGTGTCGCTTGCAATACCATTTACCGTCACGGACATATTTGGCGGTAACGCCACATTTATGACAACCTTGCGCCCAACCATCACTAACATTAGCTTCACACTTATGTTTTACTTTCTTATTCATCATCCCCTCCTGCGTTATCGGTGTCTGGGTTATATACGGTATCGCAATCAAGACAGTCTCTATGACCAAACTTTTGAAACTGTTTAGTTCTTGTTGGTACGGTATATGTGCTTCCACAATTTGGACACACATCTGGCTCACATATCGTCTGCCTATCACCGCTCTCGGGGTCAGCATTCCCCTCCTTGAATGCCTTGAACTTGGCGAGTACTTGGTCAATGAATCGGCAATCAACAAGCTCGCTATCGTTAAAGTGTTGCATCACATCGTATGAGCAGTATAGTTCGTGCGCTTTTTCCAACGCATCGACAAGCTCTTTGATGAGTGCGTTCTGCTTCTTAACTATTTTGTTTGTCTCGAATAGCACGGTTTCTGTCGGCGGTCCAATCGTTATTTTCTCACTCATTGCAACCCACCTTCCTGCGTTTCTCCCGTAATATATACCTTTTCTTTATAAGATGACAGTGCGCTTGATAAAAACATCATAAGCATTGCGTTTACTTTCCCCTCATCCTTAGAAAGATATGCCCTTTGAAATTCTATTCTTGTTGGCTTATCAGCTATAAACTCTTTTCCTCTACAACAAGAAAAATCAGGACAACACTCATCGGTATTAATATTATGCAGAGAATTTCCTTTTACCCATTCCGAAAGTTGCTCTTCTCTTGTTATCGTTATTTTCTCACTCATATCATCTCCTTTGTCCAATTCCTCACCTCCACCATGCAATTAGCGTGGATTGTGAGCGGTAAGCCTTTGTATTCAGTGCTACCATCCAACTCAATGTCGAAACTCCATCCATCAGGATAGTTACTGTCGTATGGGTAGCAGACATACCCCTTCCCATCAGCCGTCTTGCGTGGCTTGGTGTAGAGGGCGTTCCAGTATTCCCGAAATCTCCTGTGTTCATTATCCACTCTATCGTACACATCCAACAAATGAGAACGTTCGATGCCACTGCTCATTATCCTCTCCATAGGCGTCAACTCCTGCAACCGACATACCCGTGTCTGCACAGTGAGCTTGATGTCTGTTTTGGTCGGTACTGATTTAGTATATATCCGATAATCCGGAGTCCATGACCCACGAGTGCAAGAAACTAACTTTGGAGCATACAAAACATACTCACCCGATGGGTACTTGAGTGGATAATTTTCAGCTAACTCTCCAAAACAGTGAAAGTAAGCATAGCCTTGTTTGCCAAACCTGTAATCCCAATACTCATATCCCTCTGGCGGTTGCGGCTCCAACGGCTCAACAAAGCACCCTGAGTTGTTATCAGTGATCTGCTGTGCCAACCGTGTGTCTGCGTAGAATTTGTTCATGGCTTATCTCCGTACATTCTATTTGTTATAACAGTGCATATAAAAACTACGACGATAGCTACCCATCCAAGCCATTCGGGTTCATAGCTAAAAGCATATAAAAAGAATATGGCGTATAATATACAGGCAATATTTAATGTGTTTTGTTCTTCTCTCATATTCATTCCCCTTATATTTAATCTTACTTATATTATATATTATAATTCATATTTTGTCAAGCTATTTTTTAAAATATTTTCTGAGTTGGGATTACTGTTGCTCTCTGAACCACTCCCATGAATCTGGCTGTCTTAGATTTGGCATCAGGAAATCTCTTGAGAATCCTTCCCCAGTTCTTTTCATGCTCTGAATTATTCAATATCTTTTGAATTCCTGCATGTGAATCTGAAACAATCATGAATCTTTCATCAATAACATCTTCATATTTTATTCCCATTCTCTCCATAGCATTCTTTGCCGGGACTGATATATCATTTTCATAGAGTATTTCAGACACTGTTCTATCAATCCTTTCTCTTTCAACCATGTATGTGAGTGTATGTTCAAGAATCCTGTTCAGGCATTTCTCTTCATCACTCAGTCCTTCGATTGATGATTGCTCAGCCCAGTCCTGTTCTTCAATCCATTTCTCTGCATCTTCACCTGAAATTTTCCCATCGGATGTCAATGCATAAGCACCTGAAATCAGAGTTCCATACTGGTCTCCGATTCTCTGATTCCCAAACTTCTCAGCAATTACTCTTCCAAAAGTCCTTGCATTTGCCAGAATATCCGGGATCATTTTAATTGCTCTTGCCCTGAGACCAGCACAATATAATGGATTAACCACCTTGACTTGCTCTTTCAGTCCATCAAAGAAATCAACAGTATCTTTGGGATGTGGTTTGATTAAAGACAGCACAGTGATTCTGGATGCATCTGATTTCTGATGAATATTCACTCCCACTGATGACAAGCAGAAGCATGACCTGACCTTGAACTCAACAGCACTTCCATGAGAACTGCCCTTGACAATGGGAGCACCTGTCTCTGATGATGCCTGTCTCATGAGTTCAACTACATTCTGAAGCCTGTCCCTTGACCTTCTCTCTTCTCCTTCAGCTTCATCAAGGACAACAGGGAAAGCATTAATCCCCAGCCATTGCCTAATCCCTGCTTCAGTTGTATTGCTCTGAGCATTCATTGCTGTCTGCCCCAGTGCCGGAGCAATTATGTTTCCAGATAACCATGTTTTCCCTGTTCCAGATTGACCTGTCAGCCAAATGTGAGGTCTCCAATATAATGCTCCACAGATAGGAGCAACAACACACCATCCGGCAAACAGAGTTCCTGAAATCGGTTTCTCCCATGTTGGCATTCTGCAAACTTCAAGAAATTTTGATGATTCAGTCTTTGAGAGTGGTTCAGTCTGGGATGATTCGATTGGATAACTGGCATTGTATATGAAATTTGTTTTGAAATCCTGAATCTTTGTTGCCACACCATCGACAATAAGCATGTCTCCATTATGCTGGACAGTTCTGTTCTGATCAGACCATGTTCCGCATCCCCTGAGTTTTTTGGAATCATATATTCCCATTCCTTTTGAATATCTGAACATGAAGTTTCTGCCAGCATTCCAATCCGTTCCTCTCTTGGAAGGGAATGTTGTTTCCCACCATTGCAAGGGAGCAAGTGCAATCATATTCGCCTGTGAGTGCTGTTCAGCAGTCATCCTAACCAACTGAAGATCTTCATCTGGCATATAATAGAATGCACCATCATTGCTACCCAGAATCTTGAATGGAGGATTGTCAGGGTCTTTGTAAACTGTTTTGATTTCTTCCTTTACATCTTCAGTCTTCTTTGCTTCAGGAGTCCATGTGGGAGAACTCTGAGCAATATTGATAAGTTCTTCTCTTGTTCCACCAGCTTCAATCCAGTCAGAGATATCCTGTCCTTTGCTCATGCCATCAACATTTGCAATTATTATTGATGAAGCAACTCCATCCAGATATGATGCAATTTTCTGAACATGATCCCTGCCCGGCTCATCATTGTCTGCAATCAGAACGATTTTTGCTGAACTGAAATATTGAGAGAAATCCTTTCTCCATTTTCCTGCTCCACCTGAATTGCATGTTGCTGTGAAGCCCATTTCCTCAAGTTTAATTACATCCTTTTCACCTTCTACGATGAAGATTGCATTTCCAGCTTTGACAGTATCAATGACTTTTGGAAGCCTGAATGGAAGTGGATGAATTCCCTTTAAGTTATATATCCATTTCTTTGGATTCGCTGGGTCAGGCTGTCTTTGTGAGAAGGATTTTGGCTCGAATCTGACAGCTTGGTATATCACCTTACCTGTCATGTCAGTGTAATTATACTTTGCTACGATTTTCTTTTTACTTGTGGAAGATTTTGGGGCAAAAAGGTCTTTCAATTCATATCCAAGTGCAGACGCAACATCCTTTGATTTACAACCTGCAAAACAGTGGAGAAGGATTGTCCCATTATCTTCTCGGATTGAAAGTGAATTATTTTTATCATCATGAGCCGGACAAATTGCAGTGTGTCCATCACCTGACTTCTTAACCTTTTTAAGTTTGGAAAGTAATTCATGAATGTTGGCTGACATCATATTCCCATTTTTTGAGTTGTGATTATCATAATATGAATTATACTATTGATTGTCAAGTTTTTTTATGATTGCTGAAATTACACTTGTTGTTACTGCATTGCCAATTGTTTTATATCTTTGTGAATCTGAAATCAATGTTTTTTTATTATTTAATATTCCGTATTTTGTCCAGTTATCGGGAAATGCCTGTAATCGTTCGCATTCGATTGGAGTAAATATTCTTATTTTACCATTTATTTTTATTTTTGTGCTATGTCCAGAAACTTTTCCATATTGTGCTGTTATAGCTCTACTGATATGATTTCTCCTGTAAATGCTTCCTTGTTTTCTATCATTTTGATTTCTTTCTGAGAAAGGGAATATTTTTTGTTCACATCTTTTTCCAAAATATCCAAAAATGAAAATTCTTTCTCTTGATTGAGGAACTGAAATGCATCTGCTATCAAGAACTTGCCATTGATACTCATACCCAATGTTGGCAAGAATCCCAAGTATTCTTGAGAAAGTTTTTCCATTGTCATGACTAAGTAAACCCTTAACATTTTCGAGTAAAAAATATCCGGGTCGCTTGTGCTTGAGAATCCTTGCAATTTCAAAAAATAATGTACCTCTTGAGTCATTAAACCCTTTTTTTTTGCCAGCAATACTGAAAGACTGGCATGGAAATCCGCCAACGAGCAAGTCAAAGTCGGGAAGTTCTGAAACATTGATGTTTGTCGCATCTCCGAAGTTTCTGTCTCCCGGGTATCTGTACTCGTAGATTGCTGAGGCGTATTTGTCAATTTCTGAATATCCAATACATTCCCATTTTTCTGTTGCTTGTTCGATTCCAACACGAAAACCTCCTATTCCAGCAAACATTTCAAAATATTTTAATTTAAACATCAAACAAGACTCCTCGTTCGATTATCTTCACAGCTTCTTCTTCCGATTTTGCAACTCCGGCAATGCCACCAGCAAGTCCAACTTGAAACAAGAAATTCATCTGTGTTTTTGATACCTTACCTTTTTTGGTCTTGATTTCAATAGCTGTGAAGACTGCAACATTTTTTCCAATCATGTCAGGAGTGATACGCTTCGTAGACCAGCCGACCAAATCAGCTGAACCTTTGCACAGACCGTATTTTATCTTACGGGTTTTATCGAATCCAACATTATTCCTGAACATAGTTGCAAGATGTGATTCTGAAATTGCCAGTCTGATTCTATCTTGTATTGTTTTCTCACTCATTATATTCAATCCTTTTATAACGTGCCTGTTTTTTATAAATTGTAACGCTATTTGCGTTAATTATTATACGATTATTATATTATTATCAGGCACATTAATATCAAAATAGTTTTAATTGTTGACGTTCGTAGAATATGCGTTTTTCTGCTATCTCACAATATTCAGGACTGATTTCCATGCCGATATATTGCCTGCTTGTTTTAATACAAGCAACTGGAGTCGTACCACTTCCTATTGTAAAATCTAAAACCGTCTCATTTTCATTTGTATATGTTTTGATAAGATATTCTATTAAGGCAACTGGTTTTTGAGTTGGATGCATGCCTTCAAAATTAGCATTTACAAAATTAATTACTGATATTGGATATCGATACCCACTATTTTTAATTATTACATTTTTCTTTTGGTAATGTGTTCCCGGCTGAATAGCTCTTTTTCTGATGTCAATATACGGTGTACCTTTTGTTTTTTGTGAATTAAAAACTGGTTGTCTATAATAAAACAAACAAATATTCTCATGTGCCTTTTGAGGTCTTTTCCCTGATGCAAATGGTTCTTTCCCAAATGTTTTATTCCAAATCCATTCATACTTAAACATCCCCATGTTACTCGCTATTAATTTTGTTGTAAATGGCTGACTTGCTGTCATAACGATTGCACCATTTGGCTTAATGATCCGCTTCAACTGTTCCCACATAGGCTCAAGCGGAATGATAGAATCCCATTTACAAGCTGTTGTACCATAAGGAACATCTGCAAGAATCATATCAATGCTTTCTGACTCAATATTAGGCATTAATTCTAAACAATCACCGCAATATATTTTATTCAATTCAAGCATATTTCCCCTTCAGTTCATCAGGAATTCCTTCTTTAATTAATTTTGCATAAATCTGCTCAATGATTCCTTTACGAGTATGATAATCCCTCTCTGGAGCTATCTTCAATAAATCCTGAATACTCCAATCATCAAGATGCAACTCAGGATATGGTGGGACATAGCATGTTGAGCAGAATATTTCATCTCCTTCTCCCTTATGCCAGTCATCTTCTTCAACTGCTGATTCAGGATCAATCTCAACATAGAAATATGCTGTTTTCTCTCCGCAACCATCGCACTCAATTGAAAAAATATCATCATTAATTTGCTCAATCACTTTAAAATTCCTTTCCTAAAATAGTTTTAACTGTTTCATTTCGGATTCAATTCGTTTATTCCCTATTACACAAGATTCCGGTGATAGTTCCATGCCAATAAACTGGAATCCTTCAATTATAGAAGCTACACCAGTGCTTCCACTGCCTGCGAAATTATCAAGCACTATTCCTTTTGGTGGTGTAATAAGACGGCAGAGATACCGCATGAGTTTAATAGGTTTGACAGTTGGATGATTGTTAGCACGAGGTATTTTTGTATCAGATATTTTATCACTGAAACCGTTATCTCTTTCTATATATTTCGCTTCCATCCCCTCAAGTCCCTTATTCCTTTCGGCTTTCGATGCCTTTGCGCAGTAGAAAAACCGAGCGGCAGAACCGGAATCGCCCTTATCAATAAACCGTTTATCTTGTCCACCTTGCCAGAAACCAGTGCTACTTGCTCCCCCACCGTGTGTTTTTGTATTCGGAAATCCTTCCAGTACTTCATCTGAGCCATTGTGAATGAAATTTGCAGGAAAACGACCTTGAGTATTAGGAGCAATTACTGTTGCTTTTCCAAGACTGAATTCTTTTTTATTAGCACTATCATATTCTTTGCCAATAGAATTTATTCCACTACGAAGTGTTCTTTCTTCTAAATCCTTTTTTTGATATTCCACTCTGCATCCATCCACATTTATTCCGCCAGTTCCCCAGTTCAGTACATTAGCGGCAACTGTTTTCTCAGATAGTGGTTTCCTGCAGAGCGTCCATAATTCCATTGCTGGTTTTAGAGCAGTGCCCCAGCCCTCATATGGTGAGTTTCCTTTGGTTATTTTTATTTCTTTTCCATTTTCTCTTTTGTTATAAATTTCACTTCCATAAATTGAACTTGCTCCGAAATTGGTTTTTCCCAATAACTCTCTTCCTGCCTCTTCAAAGGCAATATCGCAAAAATCATCAAGATTTAGCCCTTTCTTTAAAAGTTCATAGTCTTCTTTCATTGGAAATCTACCATCTTCAAACCAACTATTTCCCCCAAATGTTTTAGCATTCATTCCGCACTTTTTGAATGCTTGTTGTTTTGTTAAACCCAATTTTACTCTTGCTTCTTTAATTCTATTGGAAAGGGTTTTTAATTTATCCCAATCTTTCCTTTTATCAATCGCCTTACCCACATTCAAACTTTTCGGGAATCCCGATCCATATACCCATGCAATTAAATCCCGTATCTCAAATCCTGCATCCTCAATATTAACCGCCATTCTATGCTGTGTTCGAGTACCACAAGCAATTAATGCATATCCACCCGGCTTCAATACTCGTAATGCTTCTTCCCAAACATCAACACCCGGAATATTATAATCCCATTTCTTACCCATGAAACTCCATCCATACGGCGGATCGGTAACGATAGAGTCCACACTATTACTTTTCATCTTTTTCATCAATTTAACACAATCACCACAGTATATTTTATTCAATTCTTTCACAGTCCAAAGCCCCACAATTTGCGAAGCCATTTAATCACAAGTTTATCGTCATATCTCCATATCTCTAATGCTCTGAAGAAATTATATCCAAACTCCCACCAAATCCACAGAGCCAGCCAGAACACAGGATAGAGCCAGAATGTTGCATCGATCAAATACAGTATAATCGAAAATGGTATGCCATAACTGATAGCCTTCAGTATATGCCATAACTCCATCAATGTACTTCCACCTTTGGCATGATCAATTGCATCACATGCTGAATTAATCAGGTATGACAACAGCATCAGAATCATTATCATTGCGTTTTCTAAATTCATCAGTTCTTCTCCATGTTTGATATTTACTCGAGCCATCAGGAACTGGTTTGAATGGTTTATCAACCTTGATAGCTTTCGAGACTTTGTTATAATCAATTATCCTTCTTGTCTGTCCTATTCCCCTGCCGGATATGATTGTGATGTAAACTGCTCTGTTTCTAATATAATTTAATATTAAAAAGCCAATCAATCCAACCAATAATAAAATCCTTACAATCAGCATAAGTCAATATCTCCTTTCTTCTGAATCGGAACAGCCACATAACTGCAAGGAATGTTCCAATGATTAATGTTAATATTGAGAAACATAATGATGCGAGTTCAAGCATTATAGTTCCAGTTTTAATTGTTGACGTTCATAGAATATGCGTTTCTCTGCTATCTTGCAATACTGTTCATCAAGTTCAATACCAATATATTGCCTATTTGTTTTAATGCAAGCAACGGGAGTTGTTCCACTTCCCATTGTAAAATCTAAAACAATATCATTTTCATTTGTATATGTTTTGATTAAATATTCCATAAGTGCAACTGGTTTTTGAGTTGGATGTAATAATTTATCTCTACTAAATTTTTGAATACTTTTTGGATAACCACTTATTGTTTGTGTATATTGCCCACTATGATTTAAAACATCAGATTTTGCTTGTTTTATATTTTTGGGGATTATATTATATATTCCTAAAGGATTATATATAGTTTTATTTTTTGAAAAAACTAAAATATTTTCATGTATTTTTAATGGATGTATTTTTGCCAATAATGGATTTGATGATTTTATTTTATCCCATATCCATTCACACCTAAACCATTTAATATTACTCATAACTAAAATACTTGTAAATGGTTGACTTGCTGTCATAACGATTGCACCATTTGGTTTGATAATTCGTTTCAATTCTTTCCACATCGGTTCTAACGGGATAATGACATCCCATTTACAAGCTGTTGTTCCATAAGGAACGTCTGCAAGAATCATATCAATGCTACCGGATTCTATGTTTGGCATTAATTCAAGACAGTCACCGCAATGTATCTTATTAGTTTCAAGCATATTGCTTTCCTTTCTCTCTTCTGGATTTCATTACATAATATACCCAGCCCGGAGAATAACCATATTTCTTTGCAACTGTTCTCAATTCATCCTCAGTCTTTGCCTTGTATATTTCATTCTTTCTTTCGAATGATAGTCTTCTTTTATCACTTTTGCTGATTTCTTCAAGCATTCCCTTAACCTCTGCTATCTCTCTGGAGAGGACTGGAGCAACCCATCCACAATCAGGACATGCTCCTTCGGACCTTTTGAACATCCTGAAGCAATTCTGGCATTGAACGATATTAATTTCAGGATCATCATCAGACTCTTTTCTCTTTCGCTTCTTTGCACCATCCAACGTCCACTCTCTTTCATCATCAGGGAATCCATGTCTGAGAGTGTTTCCAACATGGTCAAGAATTATAGAACGTGTTTTTGATGGATGAATTCTTAAAACTCTTCCACATTGCTGGAGAAATAATCCCAGAGATGCTGTTGGTCTGAGTAATATACCAACAGAGACCACAGGAATGTCAGTCCCTTCTGAGATAATTTCACATGATGTCAGCACTTTAATTCTTCCAGCCCCCAAGTCATCAATTCTTTTCTTTCTTGAGTAATCATCCAGTTTCCCATCAATAGATTCTGAAGGAATGCCAACTGAATTGAATTTCTCAGCAACATGCTTGGCATGTTTAACACTTGCACAGAATGCAATTGCCGGTTCATTAGGACACAATTTCTGATAATGTTCAACAGCACATCCGGTGATAGTTGGTTTATCCATGAGTTCATCCATCTCATTCTGCTTGAAATCCCCAAACTGTTTATGTAAGCCTGAGAAATCTATCTTCTCAGGTGGAGCATAAATTACTGGCTGAGATAAATATCCCAATTCAATCAAGTCAGAGACAGATTTTCCATTAACTAACGTATCAAAGTAACCACCAGCCTGAATTCCAAGACCTTTGCCATCCAGCCTGACAGGAGTTGCTGTCACTCCCAATAGTTTGGCATCAGGATATGCATTGAGTATCTTCTTCCATGAGCCTGCCGCAGTGTGATGACATTCATCTATGATAATTAAATCAGGGTCTGGATATTTTCCAAGCCGGCGAACAAGTGTTTGAACAGATGCAACCTGAATCTTGTCATATGAAATTGAATGTTTCGGAGAAATCAAACCATGTGGAACAGACATCTCCATCAATGCTCTGGAGACCTGAGAGAGCAGTTCCTGTCTATGAACCAGTATAATTACCCTGTTTCCCATTTCGGATGCTTTCTCAGTGATGTATGCAAAGATCACGGTTTTTCCTGAAGCTGTCGGACTCTGGAGAAGTGGAGCATTGAAATCTTCCCGGTATGCATCCCTAACCTGTTCCACAATTTCTTCCTGATATGGTCTCAGTGTGAATTTCACGCTACTTCACCTTCCTCAATCCAGTATGAATGACCACCAACATCAGACATATCTCTCATGTTCTCTTTGCCATCAAGAATAGTCATACAAAGCAGAGCAGTCTTTCCAACTTCATTCAGGAGAATCAAGAGTCCACTTCTCCCTGCTCCATCAAGAATGTCAACACCATCAAGAATAATAATGTCAGATTCATCATAGATTGCAATTGTTACCTGAATAACTGCTCTGAGCCTGTATTTTTCTGAGTCAGACAGGAGTTCATATCTTCTTCCATTGCATGTGAAAGACAAGTCACTTGGCTCAATACTCATTGATCCATACTCAGCTTCCCTACACAGTTCATGCATTTTCTTGTTGAATTTCAGGATGCCACTTGTGAGACTGGATTTCCTGAGACCTTCAGGAGCAAGAGCCTTCACAACTTCCAACAGTGAAATGATTTCATTGTGGACATTTCTGGCTTCCTGATATGATTCAAGCATTGTTTTTTGCCATTCGATCTGTTCAATATCAGCGTCAATGTCCTGTGCTGACCTTCCTTTTGATTTTTTCTCAGATTGATTCCATTTCTCAACAGCATCTTCACATTCTTTCAACAGCATTTTTGCCTCTCCAAGCCCTTCATTTGCAATTGACAATGCTTCCTGAAGTTTTTTCTCAGCATCTCTGTGTTTGTCATATTTTTTCTGGGAGTCATCGATCTGTTTCTTTGTCAGTTTCTTTGCAACAACAATCTTGCCATCTTCGATCTTCAATGCATCTCCACAAGAAGGACATGCCTGATAATCATTTGTGAGAATAGATGGAACATCAGTTATATGTTTGTTATATGCTTCCTGTGAGTCATCAACAACTTGCTGATGTTCCTCTGCATTCAATCTTGCAGAAGCAATGCCATCAACATAACTTTTCAGCTTTTTTCTTTCTTCATCATCAATTGCAGTGGCAGAAACAGCACTGTCTCTTTCTTTTCGGAGAACAGTAATCTGTTTTATGAAGTCTTCAACCTTCTTTGTTTCAAGACCGATTTCCCAGCCTTCAGGTTTCCAGATTTCACCTTTGTTGATTCCATATTGATCTGAAGTGACATGCTTCCAAGCACCTTTTAACTCAGCACCTTTTTTCTTTGCCCGGTCATATGCTCCATCCCATGACAGAGTTTCCACCATGTTCCATATTTCATCAATGCTTTCATCATCAATGTTGGCAGATGCAACTGCTTTTTTGAATTCGGATTTTGTGGGATTTGTTTTAAGCAGTTCTGAGAAATATATTGACTTGTCTCTTTCAGTTTCAATCAGAACAGGAGACTTCATTCCTGCTGATTCAAAAGAACATTTCGGAATTGATCCACCTGATGTGAGTTTCCCCAGTGGATAATCAATGAGACTTGTCCCATCTTCACATTCAAGAAGGACTTTCCCCACTCCGGAATTCGTATTCACAATCTGTGTTGCATCCTTTTTCAGAACAAATGGTGGGAGTGGTTCACCCAGAAGAACAGCACCAAATGCATTAGCAATGGATGACTTGCCCTGATAGTTTTTTCCAGCAACAAGAGAGATGCCAGATATATCAACTTCAGCATGTTTAATTCCCCTGTAAAAATCAACAGTTAATTTCATTTTCGGTTTCTCCGATTAATTTAGAATGTGAGTTTGTTCTTGCTATTTGTTCTTGGTTTTGGTGGCACAATTTCAGGAAGTGGTTCAGCATCAACAGCTTCTTCAATACTACCAGCATCAAGAGTGTCCTGCACATCAACTGCCTGTTCAGTCACTTCACCTGTCTCTTCATCAACCACTTCCTCAACAAAACCTTCAGCCTGTTCAGGATAGAATTCTTCAATGTGATCTTCTGCATCAAAGTCTTCATCATCAATGAGATTCGGGACTTCACCTTCAATGAGTTTCTGGTCCCCAACTTCCTGCGGAGCGATTTTCTTCAACTCATTTGCAGTTGTGACAAGTTTTTCAAGAGACCCATCAAACTCAACTCCAACTACCCAGATTTTAACAGGCTTTTTTGTTAATGGATTGACTGCTGTTTTTTCTGCAAGGACAAGCTCCAAGTATATTCCTGCAAGCTGTCCTTTTGTCATGCTTTGGATAAGAAGAAGAGATGAATATATATTTGTTATACTGTGAAAACCAGTTGTTCTGAGTTTCCAGCAAGAGCCGAATTTTTTCGCATCTCTTATCATGACAGACAAAGTTCCATTCATTTTGCATTTGTCTTTGCCTGTATATTCAGGGTCTTCTTTTCCGCAAGGACATTCGATTTCTTCACCATTGCAGATTGCAGTTTCTCCATCCCCGGAACATTCACAAGTCTTTCCATTATATCTGGAAAATCTGCTCTGGAAATTCCCCTCAATAGAATTAAACAGAAGCATGATTGGGATTCTTTTTGGTTTTTCTCCGATAATTTTATGAATTTCTTTGTCCTTCTCAAAGTTATTACTCTTGTCTCTTTCCAAAGTCGTGACAAGGAAATAGTCAAGTTTCTCAGGCATCTGAAATGTACTGCCAGAGGCTGTCTTTTTTGTTTGACCTTTTCTTCCAATCTTGATTTTTCCAATCTCAAGTAGTGCAGGGCTGAGTGTTTTTAAATTTCTTGATTGTTTCTTCATTAAAATAATCCTCATAGTTTAAAAGTTAAATTATTTTGCATCCTTGTCGTAGATTGTGCCGATGCGCTTAAAATCCGTCCAGTTCCAAAGATTGCGTCCCTCTGGATAATAAAAACTATTGCCAGCACCTTCATGATCTTCACCTGTAATTTGCTCTATTATAAAAT